ACAACTATTGGGCATTACTTTACTTAGTGAGAAGGCAGAAATCATTAAAGGAATGGTCAAAGATAGTAAAGATCATATTCAACAAGAAGAATTTAATGTAAAAGCAATTGAAGAGGCCAACAAACGTGTACAAGAACAAATTGATGCTACTAAACGTAGACAGAAATTGTGGAAGATGAAGCACGATGAGGACTTGGAGAAACTTGCTATTGATTATCAACGGTTGATTATCATTGATATTGATATTGAATTACAGTCTCATACCGCATTATCAGCTTGGAACGAAAAGAAAAAACAACAGGATGCTTATAATTCATTGTTTGCTCGGTCTTTGGCCTGGCAACAAAAGCATGACAGTGATGTATCTGCTGCCGATAAAATATATGTAGATAAGAATCGCTATAACATTGAAGATGAACTAGCAGCATGGACTAAATTGAACGAGTGGTCACGCGAATTTATCAGTCAATCTACTATTGCTAGTACGATTTCTACACTAACCAAAAGTATAGTAAAAGAAAAAGAATTAATTTCTAAACTTGAAAAAGAAGTTGAGTTATTAGAAGATCATACTTGTTATGCGTGTGGGCAAGACTTCCATGATGACAGTCACGCCAAGGTGTTAATTGATAAGCAAGAACTGTTGGGTAATGCAGTGGTGCAGATTAATGAATTACAAACTAGTGTAGCTACTAATCAAGCACTTATAAAAGACTTGGGGATGAAGCCTACCACTTTGTACAAAACCGAAGCTGAAGCAATCAGACATAGTAGCGACCTAAGTAACTTGAAAACAGTTTGGGAAGATAAAAAGCTAGAAGCTAATCCTTTTTCTGATCAATTAGCAGAATATACGGAGCTTGAGTTGGGGCGTCAGCCAGAAACTCATTATGATACTGAATCGCAGGCAATTGAACATCGTAGTAAAGTAGCTAATACAATTAAAGATATTGAACGAAAAAGTGAAGATGTTGACCCATATAATGAACAGATTACCGAGATGGAAAATCAAGCATTACAAGAGATTAATTTTGACAAGATTAATCGGTTGACCCGCACTATGGAACATCAGAAATTCTTGCTTGATATTTTAACTAGTAAAGATAGTTTTGTTCGGAAGAAGATCATTGATCAAAATCTGGCATACTTGAATAGTAGATTAACGCATTACTTAGATAAAATTGGACTTCCACATCAAGTAATATTTAAAAATGATTTGCAAGTTGAGATTACGGAATTGGGTCGTGAAATGGACTTTTATAATTTATCAAGGGGAGAAATGAATAGAGTTATTCTATCATTGTCTTGGGCATTCCGTGATGTTTGGGAAAACTTATATCAACCCATAAATGTGTTGTTCATTGACGAACTGTTGGATAACGGCACAGATAGTGTTGGAGTTGAAAATTCTCTGGCGATTCTAAAGGATATGGCCCGCCGCAGACACAAATCAATATGGCTTGTTTCTCACAAAGAGGAATTAGTAAATAGGGTACCTAATGTGCTGAAAGTTGTGAAAGAAAATGGTTTTACACAATACAATAACTTAGTGGATATAGAATGAGTATAAATATGACACATGCACAAAGGTCACTGGGAGTTCCCTCATGATTTCAATATTGATGAATGGTTTGGTTTCCTATATAGGATAACTGAATTATCTTCCGGTATGGAATATTTAGGTAAAAAACAACTACATCAACACTTGAGAAAAACAGTCAAGGGTAAAGTAAATAAGAAAAAAGTGATTAAGGAATCTGACTGGAAAACATATACAGGATCTTCTGTGCGATTAAATTTAGCAATCTCTGCTTTGGGCAAAAATAATTATAAATTTGAAATAGTGTCCCTTCACAAGACCAGAGCCTCGTTAGTTTACGCCGAAGTTAAACTCCAGATAAATGAAGAGGTTCTTAGAACTAGATTACCCAACGGTGAGAGAAAGTACTATAATGGACTAATTTCTGGGATAAAATTTATCCCACCGGGAGAGACGCCAGAAGAAGCGAAGATGAAAAAATAGGCAATGAAAAAGATAGAGTAAATATAAGATGATAAGTGAAATGTCAGTTACCGTAGACGAAGAAATCAACACTTTATTACTGTCATTTAATCGTGATAGAATTAATTTCAATGTTGAAACACTAAACGACTTTCCTTTTCATCTATTGCTTACAGGGGAATGTAAAGTAATAGATGCATGGATCGGGCAACTTATGGATGTAGCCGACCCCAATGATTTGAACATTCTTTTTATGAAGTTTAATCGTAAAGGTCGTTATATTGCTGTACAAAGCAAATTAACATGGGTTGCCGATAATTTCACTTATTATACATCAAAAAAATACGGAGACTGGATGATTTTTGAATTTGATAGTTTCTTCTTAAACAATACTGATTTATTAAAATCATATTGTTCCACTGACACCAAGTCAACAAAAAATAATTCTCAATTAACAATTAATATCTAATATATAGTAACAATTTGCTGGCTCAGTTTGTGAGTCCTCCTTGAGTTTGCGTTGAAAGTTACACGCAAGCAGATTCTGGAGTATGCATGAATAGCAATATTCATGGAAAACCGAGAAGGCTCTCGTCAAAGCGAACCTTCAATGAGTCTATATCCAACTCTATCTTGCGGATATAGAACATGCGTTGTCGAAGGACCAATTGAAAGACATTGGCAGCTTCACTACAGTCCCAAAAACATTACAGGACAACCGGTTGCGTATAATGTCAGAAATAGGCGATTATACGGGGAATAGAATGCAAAGGTCGACGGTCGTGGCAAACACACTTTTACCCATTGGTAGTGCAAATTTGCACTACCATGGCTCTCTAATCGGCAATTGATATCTAAACCATTACAGTATAAAACAATCGAGTACCGTAAAAACAAAGAACGAACGCAGTGAGTTCTTAGATGAACGCCAGTTCATCTGTTATTGAAACAACACGAAATTTATAAATGAATATTTACGGCTAGAAAAATGGCATTTGAGTTTTCTTAGTTGTTTCCAAATTACTTTCTACTAATTCGTTAACTAACTTTCTTTCGTCATGGGACATGTTTAGTACATCCTCATACGAAGCACCTCCCCGCATGTACCAAGATAAAGTTAAAGCAGATTTCTTTATCTCACTACATTCTTTTTCCATGCCATCTAACAGCTTCTGAACACCCTCAGGGTTGAGGTGTAGAAGCCTCAACCGAAAAAATCAGATTGATTAATTACAATTTCTTGTGAATATTCATGTTGACAATGAATACATTTGATTTTTTGTGGCTCTAATTTTGATTGGTCTTTTAGTTTACCGTGATAATCTCGTATTTCTTTGTAGATGTTTTTATCGCAATTTTGCAAAAATTCAAGTATAAAATCCTTTTGTGTTACTAATTCATCGTTGACTTTAATGTATTCAATTGTATGTGATAATAATTCCATTGTGATAGTAGTAATGGTTACTATAGCTTCATGTGACTTTTTTGTTTTTTCTTCATCTGACAAATCTTGCAAACTTGCAAACATTTTCTGAATTTCAAATTGGTGTTTACCAGCTTCACTCATTTCTTTGTAGATGAGTGGTCTGAACTTAATTGCTAACTCTCCTAATTTCAACGGGGTAGTGTAATCAACTTTTTTGATATTTTGCAGCATCCCAATAAGATTAACTCCGTAAGTGGCAGATTCAGCACATGCTGGACAAACAGATTCAACTTCTAAATCATTGCCCTGTGAGCAGGATTTGATAGCTAATAAGATTGCATCTACATCAATACTTTTGATTTGCCAAGGATCTTTGATTGCAGGAACACAGCTTTTGATTAATTCTACTATAGCAAGACCATTGTATAAAGCGTCCGGGGTTCTAACTGTAATTTCATCAATTGCTGTCATAGGATATATAGGCAATTCACCAGTTTCTGACATAGTTAAGACTTCTGGATCATATCCTTCACCGCCACTTGGTAATCTCAAGTAAATTGATGGTCTACGAAAATATTGCTTTAATGGATTGTTTGATAACATTAGTGGTATTCCTTTGATAAAAACGGGTCTTACCCGATACTAAATACTAAAGATATTTAGTGCCTAAAAAATGGCTAAAATTTAAATGGAATAATAATATGTCAGACCTAGACCCGCAAATTTTAAAAGAACTCAATGACCACTTTAGGTATATGCGAGAAGGTGTAGCTGAGGCTACCACTAGTACAAAAACATTTGCTGAGGGAATGACTGAAGCTGCCAAGGCTGAGCAAGAAGCTGCCGCAATCACAAAAGCATCAAAAGCCAACATGGAAAAGGCTACAAATGAAGCTATACGAAGTATGGCTAGTTTTGGCAAAGCATTAACAAGTGGTGCTGAGGGCGGGTTTAGTAAATTTAGTAGCGGCATGGAATCAGCGTCCGGCGCTGTTGCTTCCTTAGCAAATAATTTTGGTCTGCTTGGAAAAGTTTTTGGCGGCATAGTACAAGTTGGTACTAAAGTAATCACAATGCAATTAAAGCAAGCTGATGATGCATTAAAAGCCAGTGATGAGATAAAGAAGTTAGGAAATGCCGGAGCACTGTCAACTAAACAAGTAATGGATATGGTGCACGGCGCTGGATTATCTGCTGCTGAAGCAGGCAAGTTAACCAATGCAATGAAGAAAGCCGGATCCGGAGTTATTGGATTAGGTGACAAGTTTGGTGACGGTGCTGTTGCTTTTGGAAAAATGGTTGCTGTCACCAATGAACAGCGTGAAGGATTCCAACGGTTAGGTATCAGCCAAGAAGAATTGATGGGATACCAGGGTGATTACCTAGCATTACAAAAAGCATCCGGAATGCAAATGTCAAAGCAAGGCAAATCCGGTGAGGCCCTACAAAAAGCATCATTGGATTATACCAGAAACTTAGTGGAGCTTTCTAATATTTCTGGTAATGATCTTGCAACTACACAGCAAAACATAAAAGCTGAAAAAGAGCGGTATGAATATGTGCTTGCTAATACAATGCAGCAACGGGAAATTGATAGAGCTAATGCTTCAGGTGACACAGCAAGAGCAAAACAATTAACAGAAGAAATGGAAGCTAGAGATAAATTAATAAAATCTACATCTCAGTATCTAAGTGAAAGTGATAAAGCCGGCCTAGCGATGTTTTTAACTACAGGCTCATACACGGAGGCATCAGCTAAATTTGCTACTGCCGGTGTTGATATGGAAGGCTTCAGAGAAAAAATCAAAGCCGGCAAAGATGTTACTGCTGAATTTCAACAGGCAATGAAAGATGCAACCGGTAGACAAGTAGATCAACTTGGAACAGCGGCGTTATACAATGCTTCTTTAAGAGATAGTACATTACTCAATACAAAAAATCTTCAAACTCTTAATGCCAGAATAGGCATAGATGAAGCACAATTTAAAAAGGATGCTGAAGCAAAGGCTCTGGCCCTACAAAATGGCACAAAGGCAGACACTGCCGAAAACGCCAGAAATATAGCAACTACAGCCGCAATCGTAACCACTGTAGCATTTGATAAAATAGTACAAGCAACTAATCCTTTAATCAGCGGGTTTAATGATGGATTGGGAGCAGCTACATTGGCATTGACAGCATTGGCTTTGGCCAGCACCGCAGCATTAGCAGGAAAAGCAATGGGCGGCGCCGCTGCTGGTGCTGCTGGTGCTGTTGGTGGTGCCGGCAAACTAGCAACAGGTGCCGGTGTATTAGCTGCGGGCGCTGGCGGTTTTGCATTTGGCACGATGCTTAACGATACATTCAAAATTAGTGATAAAATTGTAGATGTGTTGATGTCAAGTACAGACAAAAAAATAGAGGAAAGTATAAAAGGCGCACCGGCAAAAGTGGCTGCAGAGCCGATAGCAATGGGTAATGAAGGTAGAAGAACTCCAGGTGCACCTACAGCGGCTACTGCACCAGTAGCAATGGGCAATGAAGGTAACAGAACTGCTAGGAAAAGTGCAACGCTAACTCCCCAACCACCGGAAGGCGCGGGGGCGGTAGAAGCAACAAAAACAATTTCTTTGGGTAGCATATTAAAATTTGGAACAGGCTCGGGCACTCAACAAAATTTTGAAGGATTAACACCTGCAATAAAAGAGGCTGTAATTGCAGCCGCTACTGAATATAATGCGGCTACTGGAAGTAAGTTTATGATTAATAGTGCTAAACGAGATCCGGAAGATCAAAAAAGATTATGGGATGAATCAGTTGCAGCCGGTAGACCAGGCAAGGGCCCAACAGGAATGGCTATCGGTAAGCCAGGAAAAAGTTTACATGAAAGAGGTGAAGCAGTTGATATTCAAAACTATAAAGATCCAGCCGCAGTTGCTGCTCTTAATAAACAAGGACTATCACAAAAAGTACCCGGAGATCCGGTACACTTCCAAGCGAGGAACGGGGGTGTAGTAGACGGCCCTATGTCAGGTTATCCGATGGCGGCTACATTCCATGGAAATGAAGCAATAATCCCATTAAATCCTGAATCAATTATTACTAAGTTATTAAACACTAGTGAAGCACAACTCAATAAAGAAATGAATAATAACACTACTAATAATACCTCTACTGATAATACTAGCCAAATTATGGCAGATTTGTATGCAATGATGTCAGCTAAATTGGATTCAGTCATTGATAAATTAGCGAATAGTAACGACACCCAAGAAAAATTATTAATGTATTCTAGGGTTTAATACTAAATACATTAGTGTAGTTCGCGGCTGGCCGGCCCAACTACACTATGATTTAAAAGGAATCACAGCAATGATATTTAGCAAAAAAAATCCACCCGAAGGATATTATGTTTATGCCTATCTAAGACCAGATGGCACACCTTATTATATTGGTAAGGGTAAAGGAAAACGTGCTTGGACTAAGCACAAAGGTGAAGTACACCCTCCAACAGACCTTTCACGTACTGTAATTTTAGAAGCTAGCATACCCGAAGATGCCGCATTTACCCATGAAAAAAATCTAATAGAAGCATATGGTCGTAAAGATATAGGTACAGGAATATTACGAAATAAAACTAACGGTGGCGATGGTACCGGGGGTTTAGTACAAACAGTAGAAAGAAGACAAGCCCATAGTAAACTAATGAAAGAACTTATGAAGGGATCCCCTTCTCCCATGGAGGGTAAACAACAAACAAAAGAACATGTTGAAAAACGAATGAAAGCACATATTGGTACGTTGCGTTCAACAGAAACATGTAATAACATTAGCAAAGCAAGAATAGGAGTATCCACCCCTCATCCTAAAATAACTTGCCCTCATTGTGATAAAACAGGGGGTTCAGCTAATATGAAAAGATATCATTTTGAAAACTGTAGAATAGATAAATAATAACATGTCATACAAAAAACGGTTTACAAATAAAAGTGGTATCTCTAGTCCCATAGGTGGTGGGAATAGCAACACCGGTGCATGGAACGGCAGTCCAGGACAGAATGGTTCAAGTACCGGTGGCTGGAATAATCATGAAATGGGTTATAAAAACTACATGAGTAGACTCCCGGAAGTATATACAGGTCACCCAAATCGCATTGAAAGATATAATAGTTACGAAATGATGGACGTGGATGCGGAAATTAACGCCTGTTTAGATATCATTTCAGAATTCAGTACACAGAAAAACGAACACAATGATACCCCATTCAATTTAGCATTTACTGATGATCCAACTCCACACGAAGTAGAATTGCTAAAAACACAATTACAACAATGGTGTAAACTAAACGAATTTGGAACAAGAACATTCAAAATCTTCCGTAATACAATCAAGTACGGAGATCAAGTATTCGTCCGAGATCCAGAAAACTTCAAACTATACTGGATTGATAATACTAAAGTAATCAAAGTTATTGTTAATGAAAGCGAAGGCAAAAAGCCAGAACAATATGTTATCAAAGACATTAATATAAATCTACAGAATCTTACTGTAGCACAGAAAACTAACTCAGACTTTGCTGCCAATCCAGCAACAGGCTTGGGTGGTACAGGTGGAGGTTCAGGCGGCGGGGGCGGTGGTGGATATACTGTTCCAAGTATGCCCTACAATACTACTGGATCTCGTTTTACATTAGGACAAAGTGAATCAGCAATTGACGCTAAACACATTGTTCACTTGAGTTTAACTGAAGGATTAGATAGATTCTGGCCATTTGGTCAATCAATACTAGAGAACATTTTCAAAGTTTATAAGCAGAAAGAATTACTAGAAGATGCGGTTCTTATCTATCGTGTACAACGCGCACCAGAACGGAGAATGTTTAAGATTGACGTTGGAAATATGCCAAGTCATTTGGCCATGGCTTTTGTTGAGCGTATTAAAAATGAGATTCATCAAAGACGAATTCCTAGCACCAATGGCGGATCAGCGATTGTGGATGCTAGTTATTCGCCACTTTCAATGAATGAGGATTACTTCTTTCCAGTAACAGCAGACGGCAGAGGAAGTAGTGTTGAAGTATTGCCAGGTGGACAAAATCTTGGTGAGATTGATGACTTGAAATACTTCAATAACAGATTAGCCCGTGGTTTGCGTGTACCAAGTTCATATTTACCATCTGGTCCTGATGACAACACTACCCCAATGAATGATGGTAGAGTTGGAACAGCAATGATACAAGAGTTCCGTTTCAATCAATATTGCGAAAGATTACAGAAATACTTGAGTCAAAAGTTAGATGAAGAATTCAAGTTATTTCTGCGTTGGAGAGGTTTCAATATTGATAGTGGATTGTTTACATTAGAATTTAATCCACCACAAAATTTTGCAGCTTATCGTCAAAGTGAATTAGATACATCAAGGGTAAGTACTTTTGCTAGTATGGAAGCATTTCCTTATATTAGTAAACGCTTTGCACTAGAACGATTTTTAGGATTAAGTGAAGAAGAAATTAATAAGAACGAGAAAATGTGGCGCGAAGAAAACGGCAAAGATGCTGAGGTTGAAGCATCAAGTAGCGATTTACGCAATATTGGTGTTAGCGCCGGTGGTATTGATAGTGATTTAGAAACTGCTGAAGGTATTGAAAATAACCCAGAAGAAGGCGAACAACCAACTGGACCAGAAGTAGTAGGACCAGTAGGCAACACTGCCGGTGGACAGCCAGCCCCAGCAGATACCGGACTGTAAGATAAATAGTATATCGGAAACTAAAATGAAATTAATGGAAATGTTTAATCCTGCGGTTGAAGGCTATCAAGATTTAGCTGCTGATAACTCTAGGCCAAAGTGGAAAGAAAGCCGCAAAACAAAACTAACACTAAGACAGATTCGTAAACTTAGAAAAATGTTAGATGTTAGATCGTTTGAAAAATCAAAATATATCAAAAAAGTACATGAACAATATGGTGTAAAGCCAGAATCCGTACCTCAATAGAGTAAAACTCTCTATCTCTCCTATTAATGCAAAAAATGCTATCTTATTAAGCATTTTTTAATTGTATAGCATAAGTACAATACACAAGCCATTACTTAGGAGAAACAAACAATGGACCACAAAAAATTTGAACAACTTATTGATTTGATTATTAATGAGAATGAAGAACAAGCCCGAGTATTATTCCATGATATCGTAGTTGAAAAAAGCCGCGAAATCTATGAAGATATAATGTCCGATGAAATGGATGAAGGCATGGGCGGCCAAGTAGGCCAGATGATGGATGAAATCTCTGCCGAAGAAGAAGGCATGACCGAAGCAGAAGATGAAGAAATTGATTTTGATGACGAAGGTGATGACGATATCGTTGATATTGAAGCCGATGGTGACATGGGTGATGAAGCCGAAGGCACAGAAGATCGTCTAGTAAGCATTGAAGATAAGTTAGACCAATTGATGGCTGAATTTGAAGAAATCATGGGCAATGGTGATGCTGATATGTCCGATGACGAAATGGGCGACGGCGATGACATGGATATGGGCGATGACGATGACATGGATATGGGCGATGACGACATGGCTATGGGTGATGACGATGAAGCTATGATGGAAGCAATTACTTTGAAGAAAGTTTCCGTAACTCACGGTGACAACGGTGTTCAAACAAGAAGCACAAGTCTACAAAACAGCGGACAAGCTGGAATGGATAGTCGTCCAGTTAAATTCAGTGGCGCTAGTGAGGCAGTTCCTACAGGCCCTAAAGGCGCTAGTAACTTCTACTCAAAAGGCGAAGGACAAGTAAAAGGCGCTGGTTCATTTAAAAACGCTCCAGCACAAAACAACGCTGACTTAGAAAAGGCTCCGGCTCCATCAAAGTCACAAGCTAGCGGTACAAACACTAAAAGCCCTGTAGCTGAATCACGCAAGCCAGTTAAGCGTATTATTAAGTAAGGAATCTGAGAGAATGGCTTTGTCTTATCTGATAAAAATAAATGAGTAATTACGGTAAATTTGCATTTAGGGGTTATTACAATGGTCAATTTTTGCGATCATATAATGAATTCCTATATGCAGTAAACCTAGAATTCATTGAAAAGAAACAATTTATTGTCGAGCCCTTTTCGCTACATTCTACTATTACTGACAAAAGAAAAATTCCTGATTTTTTAGTATTTACTGATGAAACGGATTATCACTTAGTAGAAATTAAAGGTAATGAGAATTCTAATATTGACACTATAGTTGATTACGCTACTAACCAATATGAATTGGGGGGATTATCAGTTAAATTTGTAAACATTAATCAGAAGAATATGAAGTCAAAAATTATCGGCAATATAGGGATAGTCAAATTTTCGGCAATGGATAAGGAATACAAACAGCAAAGAGATATGAAATTTTATACAGGCTTTTCTGGTGAAAAAAATCCAATGTTTGGTCGCCGCGGAGATAATAATCCAAATTTTGGAAAGAAGAAAACTGAAGAACAACGGGCTAAATCTAGCGGAAAAAATAACGGAATGTTCAACAGAACTCATTCTCTTGCTGCTCGGGAAAAAATTGGATTAAAGTGGCAAGATGCAAAAAAATCAAAAAGCATGCTTTTGGCAGGACTTACTACTTGTATACTGAAATTAACGGTTGAACAACAAGAAAATTATCTTAGCTATGTTACTTCATCATTAGATAATAAAATAAAAAAACCAGCGTTTGTAAACAATTATATTTCTGTATCTGACAATAAAATAAAAAAATATTTCAATGATTCTAAAATAGATTTTTTAGAATTTGTAGAAAGAATCGTATGTCAAAAATAATATTACAAGAGTACATAAGTCCGTCTTCCGCAAATAGTAAAATATTCATGGAAGATGGGACAGATGCGTTTGGTGAAAAAAAGAAACATTGTTATATGGAAGGTATTTTTATTCAAGGGAACATAAAAAATGCCAATGAACGTATTTACCCCACTGATGAGATTGCTCGTGCAGTAAAAACTATACAGGACCAGTTAAAAGATAATTACTCAATATGCGGGGAAATTGATCATCCTGATGATCTTAAAATTAATCTAGACAGAGTTAGTCATATAATAATTGCAATGAAAATGGATGGAAATGACGGAACAGGTAAACTAAAACTATTACCAACACCAATGGGAGAACTTGCACAAAAAATGTTGCAAGCCGGGGTAAGATTGGGTGTTTCTAGTAGAGGTAGCGGAAACGTAGATGATTTTACTGGCAAGGTAAGTGACTTTGAAATAATTACTGTGGATATCGTAGCCCAACCCTCGGCACCGGCAGCATACCCCAAGGCAGTATATGAATCATTGTTGAATATGAAGTACGGACATAATTACATCGACAACCTTAAAGGAATGAATTTAGCTAGTGATAGTAAAGTTCAAAAATATATTGTTGAAACTGTCACCCGAATAATTAAGGATATGAAATTATGATATGTGTAAAAAATAATAAGGATGGATGGAAATTCATTCCTAAAACACTCGTAGCAACGGAGATAAACGTGCAATTAACTAAAGGGGAAAACAATGTTTGAACAACTCAAACCATTGATTGACTCTGGAATCATCAATGAAGATACTAGCATTGCAATAAGCGAAGCATTTGAATCTAAATTAAATGAGGCTAGAGATCAAGTTCGTATTGAATTACGTGAAGAATTTGCTACTAGATACGAACATGACAGAATCGTAATGGTAGAAGCCCTAGATAAAATGGTTACAGAAAGTTTATCAGAAGAAATTTCCGAATTTCAATCTGAAAGACAAGCAATGAACGAAGACCGCGTGCAGGCTAAACAACAATTGCGTGAAAATGCAGTTAAATTCAATAATTTCATGGTTACTAAACTAGCTGAAGAAATTAAAGAATTACGCAGTGAACGCAAACTACAAATGGAAAGTCAATCTAAACTTGAGCAATTTATTGTTCATGCTTTGGCACGTGAAATTAAAGAATTCACACAAGACAAACAAGCTGTGGTTGAAGCTAAGGTTAAGTTAGTTGCTGAAGGTCGTAAACAACTTGAAAGATTGAAGTCACGTTTTGTGAGTGAATCTGCTAAAAGGTTGAATACAGTTGTAACATCACATCTTAAGGGTGAATTAGGACAATTGAAGGAAGATATCAAGGTTGCTCGTGAGAACAATTTTGGTCGTAGAATATTTGAAAGTTTTGCAAGCGAGTTCTCGGTTACTCATCTAAATGATAAAGCTGAAACACGTAAACTTATGAATGCTCTACAATTGAAAGACCAACAGTTGGCTGAGTCTATCAAAGTAATCGGTCAATCTAAAAAATTGATTGAGACAAAGGAACGTGAAGTTCGTATTATTAAAGAGTCTAATCAGCGTGAAAAAATGATGAGCGATTTACTTGCTCCGTTAAACGCAGAGAAAGCATCTGTAATGAAGGACTTACTAGAAAGTGTGCAAACACCAAAATTGCAAAACACTTTCGACAAGTATCTACCAGCAGTTTTAAACAGTGGAACAGAAAGAAAGTCTAATAAGACTACTCTACGTGAAAGTGTTAAAGAAGTTACTGGTGATAAAGCTGCCAAAACACAAGAAGTAGATATGGATCAACGTGATAACGTTATTGATATCAAGCGTCTGGCAGGGCTATAAAAAAGACATAATTTAGGAGAATATAAAATGTCAAAAGTATTATTAGAAGGCCGTTGGAACGAGACCAAGGAAGCCCTGTTAGAAGGTCTAAAAGGAACTCGCCGTTCAACAATGGGTGTTATTCTAGAAAACACCAAAAAGCAACTACTTGCTGAATCTTCAGCCGGTACAACAACAGCTGGTAACATCGCTACATTAAACCGTGTGATTCTTCCAGTTATTCGTCGTGTCATGCCAACCGTTATCGCTAACGAATTGGTAGGCGTTCAGCCAATGACAGGACCAGTTGGTCAGATCCACACTCTACGTGTTCGTTATGCTCAGTCATTAACAGACAATAGTGCTGCTCAAACTAGCGTAGTCGCTGGTCAAGAAGCATTAAGTCCATTCTTGATCGCTCAGGCTTATTCACGCCAACCAAGTGGTGCAGGTGGTGACACAACTAGCTACTACACCGGTAATGACACTGCTGCTCTTGAAGGCAATGGCGGTCGTCAAATCAGTGTTCAGATTCTACGTCAAGCTGTTGAAGCTAAGTCACGTAAATTGCAAGCACGTTGGACATTTGAAGCTGCTCAAGACGCACAATCTCAACATGGGATCGACGTTGAAGCAGAAATCATGGCCGCATTAGCACAAGAAATTACTGCTGAAATCGACCAAGAAATTCTCTTGTCTCTTGCTACTCTAGCTACAACTGAGTATACATACAATCAAGCTACTGTATCTGGTACAGCTACTTACGTTGGTGACGAACACGCTGCTCTAGCTGTTCTTATCAATCGTGTCGCTAACTTGATCGCTCAACGTACTCGTCGTGGCGCTGGTAACTGGGCTGTGGTCTCTCCAGCTAGCTTGACTGTTCTTCAGTCTGCTACTACTTCAGCATTCGCTCGTACTACAGAAGGTACATTTGAAGCACCTACAAACACTAAGTTCGTTGGTACATTGAATGGCGCTATGCGTGTATTCGTAAACAGCTATGCACCTGATACACAACCTGTATTGGTTGGCTATAAAGGTTCTTCAGAAACAGATGCAGCGGCATTCTATTGCCCTTACATCCCGTTAATGAGTTCTGGTGTTGTTCTTGACCCTAGCACATTCGAGCCAGTGGTTTCATTTATGACTCGTTATGGATACATAGAATTAACGAATACTGCATCCTCGTTTGGCAATGCTGCCGATTATGTTGGAGAAATTGCAGTTTCTAACCTTACATTCCAATAAATTTCAGGTTTATTACGGCGACTGCTTGCCGTAATACAAAGCAACAAACGGGCGCTTCGGCGCCCTTTTTTGTATCTAACAGTAGTGAAATGTTGTATAGTGCTAAATACGAGAACAGGTACAAAAGTAGCATGAACGAAATCAAAGAACTAATTAACAAGTATCCAAAGCATTACTCAGCAATGATTAAAAAATCTGAGATAATGCGAACTTGGGTTAAACTAAATTCAAAATTACCTGACACTTCAAACTGGGCAGATCATATCTATAGTTCGCTTACCCAGCAGACAGGCATTTGTAAGTTTGGTAGTCAGATGAAGTTTAAAAACATCACGATTGGGTTTGGATTCTGCGGCCCGGCAGGGGTATGTGAATGTGCAAGGGAATCTGTTAGTAACAAGGTTATGATCGCAAAAGCGAAAAGAACACCTGATGCGATTGATCAAGAAAATCAAAAGAGGGAGAAAACTACATTAGAAAAATACGGTGTAACCAACAATGCTCAAACAGAGACTGCATTAGTTGCACACTCATTATTTTACACTGATCACGACAAAGTTGCAGCTATTACATCTAGGATAAAAGATACCAAGCAAAATAAACACGGTGATCCAAACTTCAATAACAGAAAGAAATGTGAAGAAACATGTTTGCAGAAGTATGGAGTTAAGAATACATGGTCGCTAACTGATGACAAACAAAATCCAAATTTAAATTTACTTAAGGATAAAGATCAATTAACCTTATTATATCCTAGATATACTCCGGAACAAGTTGCAGATAAATGCAAAGTGCATGTACATACAGTATACCGATATCTAACTTCGCATGGATTTAGAGTACCATACCAGTCAACATTTGAACAGGAAATTGTTTATTTTTTAAAAGAATTGGGAATTAGTAATATAGTTACTAATACCAGAAAACTAATAGGAAAAGAGCTTGATATATTTTTGCCAGATTTTAATCTAGCTATAGAGTACAACGGTGAGTATTGGCACCACGATAAAGTTCCACACATAACAAGCACATATCATTACGACAAGTTTAAAAAATGTGAAGAAAATGGAATTACTCTATTTACTATTTTTGGTAACTCATGGAGTAGTAAGAAAGCTATTTGGAAAGAAAAGATCAAAAATCAAATCAACTTGAAGCAGACCGATAAGATTGGTGCTCGGCAGACAAAAATAATTCAATTGAAGCCGGCTGAAACAAAGGAATTTTTAGATAAAAATCATGTTCAGGGATATTGTGTAGCTCAGTATTGTTATGGACTAACTTACAACGATGTTATTGTCGCTTTAATGACTTTTTCAAAAAACAGAATCGGAATTGGAAAAGATAGAGGGATCGGAACATACGAACTAGTACGCTATGCAACTAGCAGTTCAGTGATGGGCGGAGCAAGCAAGCTATTGAAGAAGTTCATAATAGACCACACCCCAATCCAAATAGTAAGTTACTCAGACAACCAATACAGCATTGGTGCTATGTATGTTAAATTAGGATTTACCATGGAAAAGGATAATAAAGCCGGGTACTGGTACTATGATCCTGTCAAGAAAATATCATATCATAGATACAAATTCGCAAAACATACTTTAGTAAAGGCCGGGCATGATCCTAGTAAAACGGAGAAAGTTATAATGGATGAGCTTGGCTATTTACGAATTTGGAATTGTGGCACAAGAACTTGGATAATGCCGGTGACAAGTGTAAATTAAAGGAAACGAAATGAACTCAAGACAATATGAAAAGATTCGTAATGATCAACTTAAGGAAATAAAATGAAAGACACAGAAATTGTAGAAGTATTAGCAGATGGTACGATTTACCATTTTGATTTAGATGTATGCGGTGCTGAAGCAGCTAATGCCTTAGAACAACTATATGCCAAAGAAAATGTTCAACTTGGGTTTGATTACACCGCTACAATTTTTAGTTTGTTTGTGTCATGTATTCAAACACTCACTAATAGCGGATGGAGTACCACTGAGTTGTTAGATGAAGTAATTACTCATTCTGAAGCAGATGATATTTGCCAACGTGATGATTCAGATGATTAGGTTGTAAAAGGCGAAACCCGGCATAGATACCATATTTCACCAGAAAGAAAACAAAAAGAGGCACCCTGAGTGCCTTTTTTAATTATAGTATACTGTTGAGTACTTCTATCCAAGCCAATGTTGGTTCATCCCATTGATATTGTTTACCATCAGTGGGCATTGTAGTAGGAGCTGTCCATTGACAAGTATCTTCATTCATAATCCAGCTTGCGTGTGGTTTTGGTGAAATAAACGCATTGCGTAGATTATCATATGTATAACCAACCCCGGCATAGTTTTTACGAAAATTGCCATTATAAGATGTTTGTTTCCAATATGTATGTCCACCGCTCCATGTAATTAAGAAGTTGATACCTTTTTCTTCAGATTCAACTCCGTTTTCTAACAATTCGTTGTTATGAACACAATGTACATCCTGTACAATGTTATGTTCATTAAGTTTTGCGAAATGTGCCATTTTATATTTCTCTCTTTCTAATTAAAAGTTATTGTACCTGAGGCTGTGAATTTATAGATTCTATAGCCACCTGTAACTGTTATTGTGGGTGATCCTGTTGTAGTTGCTGCTAGGTAAGTATCTGCATAGCGAACAATTACGATACCGGACCCACCGGCGCCGCCTGCAGCAGCATATCCGCCACCGCCACCGCCACCGGTATTTACTGTTCCACCAGATAGGGCTGGCTGGCTCGCCTGGGTCCCTCCGGTTCCGCCGCCATATGAATTAGTGCCGGCTGTATTGAGTCCTGCGCCACCACCGCCACCTGCATAATTTGTTGCTGTCCCTGACATAGATGATGATATTCCAATACCTCCAGTTCCGCCAACATAAGGAGAACTTGTACCAGCAAATCCAGTACCTCCGGCCCCACCTCCACCACCACCGCAATAGGCACCTGCTACCCCCAAACCTCCGTCATAACCTTGCGGACTGGTGCCAAAACCCACAGTACCAACTGGATATGGACTAGTAGCTGATGTCCCGCCACCGCCACCTGATCCAGTTATTCCGGCACTTGCAGCTAATCCGTTGGCCTGGGCCGTACTAAATGCGCCACCACCACCACCGCCCAATGAAGTAATACTTGAAAAAACAGATGGATTTCCGTTCCCGCCTTGAGTACTAGCGGTTGATCCTGTCCCACCTGTACCTACTGTAACTGTAATAGGAGTATCCGGTGATATTTCAAATCCAGTAGCAGTTAGACAACCACCAGCACCACCACCAGCAAAACTACCTCCGCCACCTCCGCCGGCAACAACCAGATAATCAACAGGGATGGTTGGGGGTGGTGCCGAATTAAAAGTTATTGTGCCGCTGCCGGTGAATTTATAGATTCTATAGCCACCTGCAACTGTTATTGTGGGTGATCCTGTTGTAGTGGCTGCTGGGTAAGTATCTGCATAGCGAACAATTACGATACCAGAACCACCTGTACCACCGTTAGGCTGGTCGGCTGCTGTGCTTGAACCAGTTCCGCCGCCACCGCCACCTGTATTTACGGTTCCGGCGATGCCAGGTGACCCCGTGCCACTTCCGCCATTACCACCGCCACCACTACCTCCTGCACCGCCTGTAGTAGTATATCCGCCACCGCCACCGCCACCTGCATAATTAACAGAACTGCCCGAATAACTGGAAGCCAAACCCGCACCACCGGCTGAGCCGGCTGCGGAAGAAGTAGTGATATCAACACCTTGAGCACTTGCACCGCCACCGCCGGGTGAACCGCCGCCCGCAGCACTTGAATCAGTCCCGCCCTTAAACCCTTGACCAGCAATTCCAGCGCCGCCGATTCCAAAATATGTGCCAGCACCCCCAGAACCGCCAGGGCCCCCGACAACGCCAGTGGTGATAGAACCTACAGTGCCATAGCCTCCACCAGTTGATGTGATGGTGCCAAATACAGAATCTGAACCAGGCGATCCGCTTGTTCCAACACCGCCAGCGCCACCAAGGCCAACCGTAACAGTAATAGCAGTATCAAGGCTAACGTCAAGCCCAGCAGCAGTTTTAAAACCACCGGCTCCACCACCACCACCCGCGTAAGCATTGCCAGCAATTTTACTACCGCCACCACCGCCACCGGCAACAACCAGATAATCAACAGGGATGGTTGGGGGTGGTGCCGAATTAAAAGTTATTGTGCCGCTGCCGGTGAAGGTGTAGATTCTATATCCACCTGCAACTGTTACAGTGGGACTGCCTGTTGTAGTTGCTGCGTATTCAGTGTCTGCATAGCGAATAATTACGATACCGGAGCCACCTGCTCCGCCGTTTCCGGCACTTCCGTCCCAGCCACCACCACCACCGCCGCCGCCAGTATTTACTGTTCCGTTTTCACCCGTAGTGATAGGAGAACCTCCACCTCCACCACCGCCACCCCCAGCACCACCTGCTGCCCTAACACTGGGACTGGGAGCGCCGAAATGTTTTCCACCTCCACCTCCACCACCATAATAAGTAGCAGTACCACTTAAACTACTTTGAGTGCCTGCACCACCTGCATTTGGTCCACTACCAGTCCCGGCTCCTGCTGCACTAGCCCCGCCACCCCCGCCACCATAAAAGTAATAGTTAGCGTTACCTCCGTTATTGCCTTGACTAGGTGATGTACTAGGGGTGTTGCCAGTGCCGCCGGTGCCCGATCCCGAGGGTTCAAATATACCTCCTCCACCACCGGATCCTCCAGTCGCGCCATTTGCATATGTGCCACCTCCTTGCGTAAAAGAGCCGCCACCACCGCCACCGGCACTTGTGATAGTAGAAAATACAGAATTTAATCCAGATACACCTTTGCCGCTTGTAGTTGGACCTGCTAAGGTTGGTGATCCGGCGCCACCTGTACCTACAGTTACTGTAATAGGTGTATCAAGGCTAACCACAAACCCAGTATCAGTTCTATAACCACCGGCACCACCGCCACCAGCCACAAGACCACCACCACCGCCACCACCTGCAACAACCAGATAATCAACTGAGATAGTTGTCGGTGGAGGGGGCGGCGACTTAGAAAATGTTATTGTGCCAGAGTTGGTGAATTTATAGATTCTATAGCCACCTGCAACTGTTACTGTGGGTGAGCCTGTAGTAGCTGAAGCGTATTCAGTGTCTGGATAGCGAATAATTACTACACCGGACCCACCTGTTCCACCAGTCAAAGTGGAGCTAGCTGCATAACCACCGCCCCCGCCCCCGCCACCAGTGTTAACCGTTCCGTTAGTACCGGCAGTAGTACCAGCTACCCCACTTCCGCCTGCTCCGCCACCTCCTGCACCCCCGGCACCACCGGCAGTATTAGGGGTATCGGCTGAATGGATTCCGCCACCACCGCCACCTGCATAATAAACAGCAGCACCACTTATACTACTTTGAGTACCTGCACCACCTGCATTTGGTCCAGCAACAGTGCTAAGTCCGGCACCTGCCGCACTTGCACCGCCGCCACCAGCACCATAGTAACTACTAGCGACATATCTAGCGTTACCTCCAGTATTACCTTGACTAGGTGATGTAGCAGGGGTGTTGCCAGCAGCGCCGGTGCCTGCTATTGATGGTTCAGCACAACCTCCACCGCCACCGGATCCTCCAGTTGCGCCATTTGCATATGTGCTGGCCGCGGCTAAATAAGAACCGCCACCGCCACCACCAGTACTTGTGATAGTAGAAAATACGGAATTTAATCCAGATACACCCTTGCCGTTTGAATTGAGGGCTCCGTCAACTGTTGAGCCCGCTCCACCTGTACCTACAGTAACTGTAATAGGAGTATCAAGGCTAACCACAAACCCAGTATCAGTTCTATAACCACCGGCTCCTCCGCCACCTGCTGCCAGCCCACCGCCACCGCCACCGCCAGCAACAACAAGATAATCAACTAAGAATGGAGGTGGAGGACCGCCGCCCCCAGTTAAAGACCATCCGCTTGTAAAGTTGAATCCACCGGTAAATTGCATTAGGGTTCCCTTAATAGATGTATTTATGATAGCACATAAAACGTTGAATTATATAGTAACATCATCTTACTTTTCTTTTAATTTTTTGATGTATACCATTGCCAATATGCACTGTAGACAGTGAAATTACAAATGCCAAGTTATATCTCTAATTGAATTTTATTGTACCATTGCCAGTGAATTTATATACTCTATAGCCACCTGCAACTGTTATTGTGGGACTGCCGGTTGTAGTTGCTGCTGCGTAAGTATCTGCATAGCGAACAATTACTACACCGGAACCGCCAGCACCACCTGTGTTATTATAGGAGCCACCTCCGCCACCACCGGTATTTACTGTTCCGGCTACACCAGGTCCTTGATATCCACCGCCAGCACCACCTCCACCGGCACCGCCTGCACCTCCACCCTGATTGTACTGGCAACCGCCACCTCCACCTGCATAAATTACCGATGCTCCGGAAATTGAATAGCTGCCACCGGCACCTCCAGCAGCAGCGGGCCATCCAGCAACGCCGCCAGAACCCCGACCGGCACCGCCGCCGGCTAGTCCACCACCAGTACCTCCTGGTTGAGGAGCAGAGCCACCCGTATAATTTTCACCGTTACCTCCGGCATTTCCTTGACCAGGTATTCCAAGTGCGCCTGCTTCGCTGTGGTTGGCGCCCGCGCCATTGGTTCCCGAAGCACTAGGAGCACCGGGAGGTGTTGTCCCACCGCCACCGCCACCAGGCTGTGCTGTTAGAGAGAATGCCGTCGATGCAGTACCAATAATACCACCATACCCGCCGGGCGGATTTATCGGACCACCAGGCCCAACTGTAATGGAATATGCAGATCCATAAAGTCCGCCTAACGCAGTGAAGATACCGGATAATATGCCGCCGCCACCACCCGCGCCTAGTCCACCGCCACCGCCGCCACCAACAAGAAGATAATCAACTGGGACGGTTGGAGCATTAAAAGTTATTGAACCATCGCCGGTAAATGTATAGGTTCTATAGCCACCTGCAACTGTTATTGTGGGACTACCTGTTGTAGTTGCTGCTAGGTTAGTGTCTGCATAGCGAATAATAACAACTCCAGAGCCGCCAGCGCCAGCTGCTTGTGCATAAGAACCGCCGCCACCTCCACCGGTGTTAGCAGTACCACTTACTGCCGCAAAACCCGGGCTGGCACCTCTACCCCCAGCCCCACCGCCGCCAAGACCACCGGAACTTGATGGTAAACCATCTGCGTTTGCACCGCCGCCACCGCCACCGGCATAATATGTACCTGACGATGCTGGCCATTCTCCTCCTATACCGCCATTACACGGATTAGCAGAACCACCCACTGCACCTTTTCCACCACCACCTCCGCCATATAGGCCACCACCGGCGCCACCAGCATTACCTTGACCGGCTGTCCCCGCTCCACCTGTGTTTGTAGAACTGCCTCCACCAGATCCTCCTGCATTTCCATTCAAGACAGCACCGGTATAGTATGCACCGCCACCGCCACCAATACATGTTATGCCATTAAAAACAGAATTTACACCATTGAGGCCATATGCTTGGCTAGATGGCGCTGCGCCGCCACCGGCACCTACTGTAACAGTGTGGGGGATTCCAAAAGCAAGAATAGAAATCTCGGTAACCATTCCGCCCGCACCACCTCCCGCTCCAGGAGCACCTACACTCCTTCCACCGCCACCGCCGCCAGCAACAACTAGATACTCAACTAGTACAGATAGCGGTGACTCAACAGTAAATCCGCCAGCAAAATTGAATCCGCCAGTAATTTTCATAGGTTTTCTTTAATAGATGTATTTATGATAGCACACTAAACTTTGAATTATATAGTGATATCATCTTAATTTTCTTTCAATTATTTGATGTATACTATTGCAAATAGGCACTGTAGACAGTGAAATTAGAAATGTTATTATCTTTCTAATTAAACTTTATGGTACCATCGCCAGTGAATTTATAGATTCTATAGCCACCTGCTACTGTTATTACAGGACTGCCTGTTGTAGTTGCTGCTGGGTAAGTATCTGCATAGCGAACAATTACTACACCGGAACCTCCCTGCCCCCCTGTTGGGCCGCTATAAGAACCGCCACCACCGCCACCGGTATTGGGTGTACCATTAGTTCCTGCATTTGTTTGACCTGACCCGCCTCCACCTGCTCCACCGGAGCCGTTACCAGCTGAATATTGACCACCACCACCACCACCTGCATATGTAACGGACGATCCACTAAGGGAATATGTGCCTCCAGCACCGCCGTTACC